TCAAGTGATTTTTGAAATATTTTTCATTTCAACTCCATACTGTGAGCGCTCTCTCGCTATTTCATCTTGCATCACCATATACAGTTTCGCATTAAATAAACTAATACACCAACGCACACGGTCAATGCATTTCTTGATGGTCAGCCAAGGTGCTATTTGTCCCTGCATATAATTTGCGAGAGTTTGCAGGGTATTTCTGCCAAGATAGTAATCAGTAGCGACAACATAAATAGGATTGGACTTGTCGAACGCTTTCAATATTGCTTTCTCTACAAAATCAGCTTCATCTACATCGTTGGCGCGCTGAAACATGTCGCTGAGAGATTGTTTAGGAAATAATATTGCTCTGGCTTTTTCTTCAAGTTCCTGTCCTGTGTAGCCTTCTTTGCTTAACTGGTCGAATACCTTGGTGAAGCGTTCGATGTTTTCACCAGACCAGCCAGTAATGAAACGCCAAATGCCATCACCGCCGCCGCCATAACCAAGATAATCACCGCCTTTCATTTCGTCAGCCCATATAGATATGATCGCCCTAGTCCATCTTTCTTGTGGTGGAGTTAATCTCCTTGCTTTGCCTAAATATGACTTCCTTGGAGACTTTGCCAGTTGAAGATAAATATCAGAATTACGCTCTCTCATCTTACCTCCGTAGATACTGTGTGATGGTCGTCATCGGCTGTTGAATATAAATACCTAACTCCATCCATAATTCCGCATAACACTTCCATGCATTCCATTACTTGAAGAACATAGAAATTAACTCGACCACCTGATTGAGATTTTAGATATCTAGCCTCTTCAATTGCTGCGCCTATGTCAGTGAACATGGGTTAACCTCTTCAGCATTTTGTATTTACAGGAAAATAAATAAGCCTTTCTTCTCACGGCAGCTATTTTTCTATTTCGCCTATACTTGATATATTCATAAGGTAGCCATAGCACAGCAAAAACTCCCCACGCCGCTACCGCTAACCATGCATCGAAAGTCATACATCCCCCATCTGATAAGTTATGCCGTGCTGATACCAATCAGGCAGCGTGAACTCAATCCGACCCGTTACACCCTCGCTACGAAGCTCCTGAAGCCTTTTAAGCTCACCTTTCATGTGCTGGTATAAATCGTCCATCTGCCACGGTTTTAACTTCACCGTCGTTCCTGCTAAACGAGCCACGCTATCAATAGTCATCTCGCTGTAAGTGATAACAGCGTGAGCATTGAATTCGTGTGGGTCTTCGCCTAGTTTTCGGTGACAGCCAGCACAGTGTGAGAAGGCATTAAGAGGATGGTATCGAGTTGCTTTGTGTCGTCGTGATTTGAAGTGGGAGCAGTGAAGTTTTGAAGGTTCGTGTCTAAAGTGTCTTCCGCAGTAGTCGCATTCGTAATCTGTTCGTTCCCTGACTAACTGCGAAAATACAATATCGTATTTATCGCGTTTTAGTGCCATATCAACGCATTACCTCCGCAATTAAACCTGCCACTAAAGCAAAGGCAGACCAAATCAAAACAAATTTTCCGTATTTGAATAACAAGTCAAAGTTAAACATGTGCTTATGAAATGTCTCTTTGTACGTTGGGTGATTATTTTTATTCATCTCCACATCCTATTAATCATTGTTCTTGGTGTTGGCTTGAGCCACTTTTGGGTGGGTAAATTGACTGACACATCGAAATACTGAGGATTGATATTGAGCGTTTTGACAGGGGAATAACCTTGCCTTCGATAATGCTCACAAAGCCTTTCTGCTTCTTCGTAAGTGAGAAGCTTGTGTATGTGGGGCTCCTTCACTTTCTCGCCCTCCGCTTCTTGGGTACTGGTTCCTCTTTGGGTTCTTCGCTGTCAGCTTGCTTACCTTGTGGCTGCAAGCACTGTGGGATTACTTCCATCCACTTTTTCATTTGTTCTAATGCGTTAATTCGCTTTACCATTGTTATTACTCCCTGTGACCGTAGTAGTTGTATTCATAACGAGTTGTACGCAGCTTTACGCCACTTTCTACCGCCCAAGCTGTCGAGTATTCAATTAAGCTACTCATGCGCTTCTTGCCCATCTGAGACGTACTCTCTCGGATGTTTAATAGCTCACCTTCGATACCCTGAATTAACGGTGACTCTTTCGCCCCTGTAGTAACCATCCAGTGACCAGACACAAATACATTCTTCCACTGCCATAATTTCAGTGGTTCATTGTTGAGTGTCATTTGCTTTGATACATCACCACATAGCGCATGAAACATATCGTTCTGCGGTAGTGTTCTGCTGGATTCTGAGATTTTTACTTCTAGGGGGAATTCTTCGTTGAGGGGTAAATTATCTAGTACGGCTTTTAGGTTTTTTAGTATCTGAGTATTCCTGAGTAGGAATGTTTGCTTCTGCATTATCCCTCCGGTACTTAATGTTGTGTCTCCATAAGGTCATGCCGCATTGAGGGCAAAAGAAAAATGAGCCGTCATTCCAACAGTTTTCTTGCTTCTCAAATTTATGGCCAGTGAAAAAACATCTAAGCGTTGTGATTGCTGAAATGCTCATGGCTTATCACTCACTGTTAGCTCTCCTGTTCCATGCTGCTATGGTCTGCCAATCAGCCAGTTGACCAACTTACCTACTCTGCTAGATGGTCTAACTCCAGTGCTACCTGTGATTAACCATTGCGGAATAATACAAATCATAAAAATTGGAATTACCCATATGTGATTTATTCGCTGAATTAGTGTTGTTTCTCGGTACCGTTTCTTTTCGTAGATGTCGTATTTATCTAGAATTTCACTAGCGATACTTTCCATATAATCACTGTCTGCATAATGCCCTGTGAATTTCAGTAGTTGGCACTTTAAGACGAAGTGATTAACTTTTCCTTTTTTGTTCTCTATCATCATTCCCCCTCTGGCATTGGTGGGAATGGTAGGTCTTTGATGTACATCCAGTAGTCGAATGTTTCCAGTGGAGCCGAATCATAGTCGCTGTTATTGTGTGGTATCCATCTAAGTTCTTCGCAGTCAACACCGCATGAAATTAGCTCATATGTTATGTTCTGGATATGTTCGCCATAGACAACAATTACCGGCTCACCTTCGGTTGGCAATCTCTCGCTTGTCTTAACCCAATTAGTTCCCTGCATCCTTACCTCCTTTTAACCACAAAATAACAGCCGACTCGTCAGTCATAGCAATTGGTCCTCTTGCTGCACAGTTTCTACAATAAACAAATGTGTTATTGCACAGCTGCATGACTTCTAACTTATCTGAATTGCAAAAATGACATTTGCTATCTTTCCAATTAGTTCCCTGCATTAGATGCCTCCCGTTGGCTTTTTGCTGTGCCTGAATTGCCGAATGTGTGAATAATTTCAGGTAATCCACTGTTCTTGCGGTTATTACGAATCATTTCGCTAAGAACATCCATGCGGTTTAATTCGCCAGCTATTCGAGCTGCTTTATTTGGCTTGTTAGTCCCCATCTTCCCGCGAACAATTCTTCGATGATGAGCGAGTACAATCTCTAACCAGCGCTGCTTGTTCACATACCCTGACGCTGCATGTGTGCGCTTTGTTATCGCTCTTTTTGTTGAATCCCATGCGCTAGTTAAATCTGTTAACGTTGTTCCTTTCATCACTCAACACCTCGCTTAATCACCGATATCTACGCTATGTAACTTTCCGCTACAGAACGGGCAGAAGTTTAAATGTGTTCGCTTTCCATTCCCTTCATCGTAATAAACCGCTTCACCAAGGCTATCTCCTGTCCACGTATCGACGGCTGAGTATTTAAATATCCCTCTGGTCTTGCCGTGTGGTGATTTTATCTTTGCCGCTTTTCGCATAAAGTCACACAGATAGCTTGCGTATTTTGTTCCATTTGATTCGCATTTTTTCATTTTAGAAGTCCTTATTCTGAAAAATAAACTTTGCATTCACACTTAGGGCAGCACTTGTCTTTGGTGTGAGTAAGTCGCTTATTTTTGATTAATTTTGCATCTAGTAAATTGTAGATGTGTAGACATCGGTAACACATAACTCGCTTATCGATGCTCATCTAGAAGTCCTTATGATTTGGTGTGTTACGGTGGCCGGCTGCCATATCAGCTCGAGCCATTGCGTGAGTTTGATCGGTGTCGAATAAACAAAGCCCTTTCTGGTCTACAAATGCCGTACCTGCTTTTCCGTGACGATTAAGTCTCACAATCAGCTCTGTAAGCGTCTTGTCGGCTTTGTCGTTGTAAACTGAGTCTTTGTATATTCCCATCCAGTAATCGCAATCCTGCTCGATTTGACCAGTGTCACGGCTATCACTTGGCATAGGTCGCTTATTTGGTCTATCTTCAAGTTTGCGGTTTAGCTGTGTGAGTAACACCACGGTAGTATCAAGCTCTTTTGCTAGCTGCTTGAGTCCTTTGGTAATTTCACCGTAGGCAATATCGTTACGGTCTGCTTTGCCAGCTTTCATCAGCGTTAAATAATCCACACCGATAAACCCGATTTTCCCAACCTTGCGCTTCAACTTCCAGCACTCTGACTGAATGTGTTCAAGCGTCATCCCTGCCGTATCATCGACCCAAATGTTAGGTTTTTCGCTCAGGTCACTGATAGCTTTGCCAAGTAGCGCCCATTCGAAATCATCCTCAGTGCCGCCGTAGAACATGTCAGAGTTTAAGCCTGACTTCTGGCTTACCATCCGCTCAACCAATTGCTGATTGGACATTTCCATGCTGAACAGAGCCACTGGCAGTCCATCATCAGAAACGTTCTTCGCCATTTCAGTTAGAACGGTTGTCTTACCCATCTTTGGACGAGCGCCGATAACAAATAGGGATCCGCGCACAACAAATTTAGGTGCCAGCATGTCATCAAGTGGCTTAATTCCTGTCTTGAGACCTACAAACTGATCGGGATTGTTAAACATGTTTTCTACGCCTTCGAACCATTCAGGCAATAGCTCAGCCATGTTTTTCAACCCTGACTTTCGACCAGTGACACCGTTTTCGCTTGCGTCAGTTACCAGCTTCTGCACGAACTCCATTTTTTCACCAAAGCTTAGAGTGCTGGGCTCAATCAGTAATCGTGTGGCTTCGTTGATTTTCTCAATTGCGTAACGTTCACTGGCATACTCTTTGATTTTCTTCGAGTAGTGGATCACGTTTGCAGCGCTTGGCGTGTTCTTTGCAATTTCAGCTAGATAACCCAATCCGCCAGTAGTTCCTTCGCTGCCAACTGCTTTCAAGCCGTCAGACACGGTCAAGATATCAATTGGTTGATGCTTGCTAGCCATTGACCTCATTTGCTCAAAGATAATCTTGTGGTGTGTGCCGTAGAAATCATCTGGCTTCAGCACGGAAAATACACGCTGAGCATTGTCGCTGTTTGGGTCAATCAGTAGGGATCCGATAACGCTCTGTTCGGTCTCAATGCTGTGTGGTACTTGGTAACTCATAATGAACCTTCCCTAGTTTTTAACACTGTTGCTGGTCTTAACAGGTAATCGAAATTCGCTCTCCAACCAGAATCGTTTTCGCCAAAATAAAACTCCTTGGCTGAATTCATGAAATATTCAAAATAGTTTTTAGCCGCTTCGACCGTTGGCTCTTTGAGTTCTTTCAGGAATTTTGAGATAGCTCGTTTTCGTTTGTCATTCAGTGATTCAGCGTTTGGCAATCTGTCGCCTGCTGCTTCGTTGAACGCATTCATAATTTCGATGTAGGGAATGTTATTTTTTCGATTAGTTGAAATTAACTTTTCACAGTCCCCCTCTTGAGGGGTTAGGGGAGTATTTAATTCTTGTTCAAGTACATTCTTATTCTGTTTCACTTCTTTTGTTACTAGGTTAGTAACCTCAGTTGCTACACGAGCGTTGGTATCACTGAGTTTGTTTGTCACCTCGTTAGTAACTTGCTTTGTCCCCTCGTAATTCACCTGATATTCAAGGTAATTTGTGATTGTAATTATTGTCCCGTGTCGTGTGCCAGTGCGGGTTATCATCCCTTCCTGCTCAAAAAAATCCAGCATGTCTCTGATTTGTTTTTCAGTCTTTTCCTTTCCCTTTGCATCTTTCAGTTTTCGAGCTAAAACTTTTGCTTTTGTTACCAACTGACCAGTCCGAAGATCCCAAGATACACCACCAAACTCAACCGTTGTTGGCTTATGCCTTGCTTGCCCTAGTAATCTTACCCATAGTGCAAGTTTCACTGTATCTTCTGCCCAACTTGCATTAAGCAGGCTCCTGAATATCGCGACATGACCAAGCTTAGAGTTATCCATGCGAGAACTCCTAGTGTGGTTCTTGTTGCCGAAATCAGCGTATGCAACGTTACTCATGCCGTTTCCCTCCAGTGACTTCCTGACGATGCTCAAGCCGTAATTTTGCATCTTCTAATGCTGACCTGAGCGCCTTAGCTCCCTGCTCAGTGACCGAGCGATTAGCCCGATCACGCATGACGTTTTTATGCACAGCGCTGTAATTAAATTTGTTTCTCATGTATAATTACTCCTGCTTACGAAAATTAAATTAGTTCTAATTGAGCCTCATCGGTTGCCGCCTTTGAGGTTTTTCTTTTTACTTTCCCTTTTCCTTCCAGTACCTGAATTAACCTTTCTGCATAATCACCTTCAATAACTACGCTTCTAGACTTCTCGGGCATTGATACAGCTTCAGTAGGTAAGCCATAACGAGCTATAGCCTTACAAGCCAAGCTGAATATGCGACTCTTCTCTCTACTAGCTGAACTCGGGTGAATACCCATTGCTTTAGCGAACCCGTCATTTCCATCCTTAAACATCATTTGAAAGAAATAGGTTTCGAGTGTTTCTGGTTTACATGTGATTTTGATATTTTTTGTTGTGTCCATTTGTTAAATTCCTTTTGACGTAGTTAGTCCGTTGCTCACGATCCTGTGAGTTAAGTTTTTGCTCCAACGCATATTCAGAGCGGTTTAGCGATGTTAAAGAACGAGTAAATCTATGCTGCTTTAGGCGGAAAAATGTCATCGATAGTGACGTTAATCCCGTTATTGTTAAAAAAGCTAACTAGCTGTCTGCATACTTCAAGGTCTGCTTTACGTCTACCATTTTCATAATGGCTAATGTTTCCTTTTGTGCAGCCTAGCTCTTTAGCTAAATCTGTCTGTGTAAGCCCAAGCTTTTTTCTATATCGGCTTATGTAATTCATCTGAACCTCCTTATTGTTCATTACGAGAGTATACATAAAGTATCCGTAATTTCAATATAAAAGTATACATATTGTCTGTCTACATTTATGTATACATATCGTATTATTGGGTTATGAAAATGAAATGGTATGAACTAGCCAAGTCCCTTATGAAAGATAAGGGCATTACATACGATCATCTGGCTGAGCATTTTTCAGTATCGAAAGGTGCCGTTGGGCATTGGATGACAGGAAAGAGAGAACCAGCATTTAGTGAAATAGCTGGGATACTTGCATATGTTGGCGTCAATAACCCGACCATAAATCAAGATGGCACGATTAGCATTGATGAGGAGTCGATTAGTAGAGTTGAACCAACCTATGAATACCCATTACTCTCTAAAGTACAGGCTGGATCATTTACCGAAAACAGTAATTCATATACAGAGAAAGATGCCATCGCATGGATACCAACAGCCAAGAAGGCAAGTGATAGCGCATTCTGGTTAGAGGTTGAAGGTCACTCAATGACAGCCCCGCAAGGAGGTCGTCCTAGCTTCCCTGAAGGGATGCTGATACTTGTTGACCCTGACCAGGATGTAGAATTTGGTGATTTTTGCATAGCTAGATTACACGGTGATGAGTTCACATTTAAGCGATTGATTAGAGAGTCAGGGCAAGATTATCTGGAGCCGTTAAACCCACGGTTTGACCTTATTCCAATTAATGGTAACTGCCAGATTATAGGCAAAGTGGTTAAGTCTCAGTGGCCTGACGACACGTTTTAGGGTGAGCCCCATCAAAATAAATAAGGATATCAATTGGATAACAACAAACTAGCAGTAATCAACCCCCAAGGGGAATTAGAATTATTTCCAGTGAAAGAAGTTGAGTTCGATGGTATCCAGATGGGGATAATGAATGATGGTACTCCGTATTTAACATTAAGAGGGCTCTCTAGGTTATGCGGGGTAGATCATCGAGTTCTTGGTAGGTTGACAACCAACTGGCTTGAGGAAAGAACGAAACCTAGAGGAAAGAAAATTGACTCAATTCTTAGGGGGAAAGGGTTAACACTCTCCAGTCTATATACTGTTCTTAATAATAATACTGGTGAAGTATATGCATACTCTGACAGTGTATGTATGGCTATATTGGAGTATTACGCTCTTGATGCAGACTCATCTACATTTGATAATTCTGTAGCTAAAAAAAGATACAGAGACTTAGCTGAATACAGCTTAAGACGCTTTATTTTCCTCAATCTTGGTATTGACCCAGAAAACCCATTACGCAGTGCATGGAAATGCTTTCAAGAGAGATTACAGTTAAATGCAAATATACCATTCGGGTATTTTTCTATTTTTAGTGAAATGGCAGATTTAACACTGCGGATGATCAATACAGGATTCAATCTTGGGCCAGCTTCAATACCTGATATAAGCATCGGAATAACTTGGGGAAAGCACTGGGTAAAAAACGACTTATGCAGTAAATATGGAGAAAGAACGAAGCATCCACACCATTATCCTGACTGGTTTCCTCAACACAAAGCAGGAGCTATAGAAGCATGGATATATCCAGATGACGCATTGGGTGAGTTTAGGCGCTGGCTACAGAGAATATACTTACCGCAAAAATTCCCCGCATATATAGAAAATAAGATTAAAGATGGTGCTATACCAAAAGTAAATGCAGCAAACTTATTAATCCAAGTAAAAAAACCAGAACTCCCAAATAAAAAGTAACCTTCCATCAGCCCTCCCCGCGAGGGCTTTTTTGTGCCCTATCCAATCTTACCCATACTTCTAACCACTTGAGCAGCATCACGCAAGGCACCTTTGTGCAAGGTGTTCGTTACCTCTTTACGACATCGCTCAAGTTCATCAATAATCATTTCTTTGGTGATGGTGTCGGTATTGTCCAGTAGTCTAAATACCGCCCCGCCCACTTCCATTACCACTTTTACTACTTTCTCGTCATCTAAATTCATAAATCCTCCTGAGTTTTACGACAATTTAGCATAGGTTTCGCTATATCGTGTGATTTTCCTCGCAAGATAAATAATTTTTGAAAATAAATTACCTGAAAATACAAATAGTTGACACCATTACGCAAACAAAGTCTACATTTTGTATTTACAACCATCTACGAATCGTATACATTTAACTCCATCGAAGGCAAGCAACATTAAATATACGCCTTATGCTCTTTAATAATTAGGAACCAGATCTGACTAAGCGTTAGATCACCACTGAGTGGTTTTTGGGGTGATGGTCGAAAAGACAAGCAGTCGCCTTGTGGGCGAAAGACAGCTACCGGAGGCATTCGGCATCACCACCAAAGATCACTTAGGAGGGAGTTATGGCAACAATTACTGTTATTCCAAAGAAAGACAACGCGAAGAGCCGCCGGTTAGCAAAGCAAATGGCGTTCTGGGACAGAAAGCGTGAGGAGTATGCAGCGAAGCCTAAAAGCCACTCAGTGGAAGAAATATTGGATTCGATTATCAAACCAGTAGATGAAACGGATGTACTGGCAAACTTACTTATCGGGATAAAAGACATACCCGATGTACAACGCAAGCAACCACGGCAACGCAATCCGATTATGAGTGATGGAAGTGTTACGGCGCGAGGTTAACAGTATGAAGATATATGTAATAGCGAGCGATGAAGAATTGATTGAGATGGATTTAAAGGCTCATGAACTAGTTAGCATTATAAAAGACGCTCTTGAAACAGATAGTAAGCCAGCTGGTGTGAATGTTGATGTGATTATTTCTGACTAGCTCAGCCACAGTAAGGGAATGAACATGAAATACGTACCAAAAAATGAAGTAGAAATAATAATTAACCTGGTCGACTCAATACTAGCTCACGAAGATTTAGCTATTTGTGTTCGTGAAGATGGAGGGGTTGCAGTTAAAACAACCAGAGATAGAAATAAAATATTAGAAAACATTGGTGACACTGATTTCACAATTTTAAAAATCAAAAAACCAATAAAAACCGATGAAGAGAAAGTCAAATATGATTATTTCGGTCAAATAGTACTAATCCATGGGAACGGGAGTGATGTGATTAGTGACTACAGCGATAATTTAACAGGCATGTTCGGCCTATAAGTTAACTAATTACAGTCCATCAAGGTGGGCTGTGGTGAGTTGATTAAACAAACAAAAGGAATTTCACATGCCAAATCATGTAACAAACATTGTTGAAGCTAATCCTGCAGTAATTAACGCGATGCTTAATGACGATGGAGTTGTAGACTTCAAAGTAATTAACCCAATGCCAGATGATTTAAGTATCAATGGCGCAAGCGGGTTTTATGGTGACGCTGAAACCGCTGCGAAGCTTATGTGCAGAGAAAAGTTAAGTGAAAGCCATTTCTTTGCAAGGCTAGAAGCATCAAATAGACGTGAAGCTAATGCCCTAAACATGACAGATGAAAGCTTTGAACAGTTTGTCTGCATGATGAGAAATAAGCGTAAACACGGTTTTTATCACAGCATGGATTTCGCTAGAAATGTATGGGGAACAAAATGGGGAGCTTACAACTCATCTAAAGAATCAGATAATAAAGTCTCATTTGAAACCGCATGGTCTCACCCATTCCCTGTATTAAAATCGCTCTCTCAAAAATTCCCAAATGAAGAAATCACAGTTAATTATGCCGATGAAGATACTGGCAGTAATTGTGGTTACTACACAATCAAAAATGGCGAAATCATCGTAGAAAGCATTGCACCATCATGGAGTGAGCAAACCGATGAAGAAAAGCGCAAATGGACAGAGTTCGCTTTTAAATTAAATCACCCAGACAGTAATCCTCGTGAATATGGATATAACGAAAACTGGGAATATGACGAAAGCCTAGAGAGCTAGGTTGGTGAGTTGATTAATAGATAGGAGATAGAAAATGGAAATTAAAGGTTTATTAGATGAAATTGAAAAAACGAAATACGCCATAAAACAGGCTGACAATATTCTTGATTTGAACGATAGAGAATCCATTACTTGGATGGTCTGCGCAGGCAATAACTCTTCGTACAAAGCGTTTGCAGACCAAGAGTTTCTCATTGACGCAGTTAAATCTCAGCGTGAGGTATTTATAACTCGACTGCAAAAACTGCAAGAAGCCGTGACAGTAGTTGAGAAAGTTATCGATGGGTTAATTTGATTGGAGTCTTACGCACATAAGGAACATAGGTAATGGCAAATGAATTAGTCGTAATTGAACAAGCAACGGCGCTTGAAGTATTTAAGTCATCGGATAGCGTCGAAGATATCATTCGTAAAGTAGAGCAAGAAGTTAACTCTTTTATTCCAGATGTTAGCACTGCCAAAGGCCGCAAGGAAATTGCTTCACTGGCTTACAAAGTCGCTCAATCAAAAACTTACCTTGATGGGCTCGGTAAAGACTTGGTAGCAGAGTTAAAAGAAATACCAAAGCTAATCGACGCCAATCGCCGAACTGTGCGAGAGCGTTTCGATACATTGCGCGATAAAGTTCGACAGCCATTAACTGAGTGGGAAGCCGAGCAAGAGCGAATCGAAGCAGAAAAGCAAATGTTAGCGTGGCACGAAGAAGCGCTAGAAATGAATGAGGCTTTCGGCAAGGCACTTGCTGAGCGCATCGAGTCAGACCATGAAATCGCCCTGCTCATGAATGAGAAATTCGATCGTGATTTAGCAGAGGCTAAAGCCGAAGCAGAGCGTCAGCGCATTGCTCACGAAGAAGAGCTGAAGAAACAAGCAGCAGAGCAAGCTAGGTTAGAAGCCGAACAAAAAGCGCAGCAAGAAATCGAAGCAGCAGCACAGCGCGAACGAGAAGCAAAAGAAGTCGCCGAACGCGCAGAACGTGAAAAGCAGGAAGCTATTCAACGTGCAGAGCAAGAAGCTAAAGACGCTCAGGAACGAGCAGAACGAGAGAAACAAGCAGCTATCGAAGCTGAGCGCAAGAAAGCTCATGAAGCTGAACAAGCGAGATTAGCAGAAGAAGAGCATAAGCGTCAGGAAGATGCTAAGCGTCAAGAAGATAAAGAACATCGCAGCAAGTACAACCAAGAAACATTGCAAGCATTAGTCAGTAACGGATTTGATGAAAAATTAGCGACTGAATTTATTAAGCTAGTCGCAAGTAACCAAATCCCCCACATGACAATGAATTACTAATACCCACCGCACCAACACCAGAACCTAAATAACAATCGCTATCAATCGATAAGTGATGATTTCGTACATCCAGAGGTAAGCATGAATATTGATAAATACAAACTTTGTTTAGCTCAACAGCAAGCTGGAATTGCTCGGTATCTCAAGGATGAGAACGGATGGAGCGAAGCAAACGAAACATTAAAAACAGCATACGGAGTACAGCATGAACGCAAAGCAGAAACACGCAAAGCAACAGATATTCACCCTACTACGTGAGTCTGAAATGACTGAGCAGCAAGTCGAATTATTGTTTGCTGATTGGAAATTTAAGCAGCAATGCGAAAAGACAAATCGCATTTTACGTCAGGTTAATGCTCGTGGAGCGTATGCATTCACGTAAGGACGCAGCATGAGAATTTCAGAGTATGAACTCAAGCAAAGTCAGGATGCCGAGAAACGACGCAGGGAGCGCGAGGAAGAAGAGCAATGGGAGACTAATTTCTCACTAGGCATTCCTCAAGAGTCAACTCCTAGTAGGTGGATGAGAGGTGAATATGGGTAAGTATTTAATACCTGCATTCCCTAGTCATAAAAGCAAGGATGCTGCCCTGAAATATGCTTTATCAATGATTGATGAAGATATAGAAAGGCGAAGAGTGCGCGACCTAACGGGCGATGAAATTAAACCAGTTGAAAGGATTTCAACACTAGAATTAGCTCTCGCCGCGCTAGTTAAAAGTCAAAACTTAGAAATGTCTCAATTCTACCCTCCTCTACCTGAACACATTAAAGCGCAACGAAGACAGGCTGACTTGGAGCGATACGCAAGGCATTTATTCAGAGATAACTTTGACCCTTATTTAAATATTCCAGAATTGCCAATGGGAGGTAGAAAAGTTGGTGACTAAATACAGAACAATAGATACCGAAACTTGCGACTTTGACAGCGGAATTGTTGAAATAGCAAGCATCGATTTAAACAACTCAGAAATTGATTATAACTCGCAGCAATCCCACTTTGTAAACCCTCAGAAACCAATCTCAATAAGCGCAATGGCCATTCACCACATCACCGATGAGATGGTTGAGCTATCACCGCTTATTGAAGATGTAATTGGTACTTATAAAGGCGCTGATTATCTGGTTGCCCATAACGCTGAGTTCGATAAACGGATGATGCCAGAAATGGATACGCCGTTTATTTGCACTTTAAAGCTAGCAAGGCGTTTATGGCCAGAGTTGGAAAGCCACAGCAATCAATATCTACGCTACGCACTGAAACTGGATGTTCATGTGCCGGATGGGTTACACGCTCACAGAGCACTATATGACTGCATTGTTACAGCGTCATTATTTAAACGGATCAAGGATGATTCAGGATGGTCAGATACGGAAATGTTAGAAATAACTAATCAGCCATCACTATTAAGCAAGTTGCGTTTCGGTAAGTACAAAGGGATGAAATTTACCGAAGTAAAGAAAGAAAACGCAGGGTATTTAACTTGGTTGCTAGGCCAACCTGATTTAGACCCTGATATTGAGTTTAGTATTAATTATTGGATGGAGAAGAAATATGAGTAAAGAATTCTTCCAGAAAATAGCAGCTATACAACAGAACCTAAAGGCACCAAAAAACCTAAATAACTCATTCGGGAACTACGCATACAGGAGCTGCGAAGGGATTTTAGAGTCAGTTAAACCATTACTTGATGGCTTGGTGTTAAGTATCACTGATGATGTTATTGCTGTCGGTGATCGCATTTACGTTAAATCAACCGCAACTCTCACGGATGGAGAGAATTCACATAGCGTATCAGCTTTAGCAAGAGAGCCGATGTCAAAAAAAGGAATGGATGACGCTCAGGTAACAGGGGCCACAAGCTCATATGCTCGTAAGTATTGCTTAAATGGATTGTTCGCTATTGATGATTCAAAAGATGCAGATAGCAATGAACATAAGCAACAAGAGAAAAACTTTAAACCTGATGTTGTCCTATCTGAGTTTACTGGAAACGCTATGAATATTAGCAACATAAAAACGTTAAAAGCTGAATTTGGTAAAACATGGAAGTTGCTCGATAACACGCCAGAGCAAGCAAAAGCTAAAGAAGTTTATGACATTAGAAAATCAGAATTGGAGGCCGCTTAATGGCTAGTCGTGGAGTGTGTAAGGTAATTCTCATTGGTCACTTAGGCCAAGACCCTGAAATTCGGTACATGCCAAATGGTGGCGCAATAGCAAATCTCACCCTAGCCACATCGGAAACATGGCGTGATAAACAATCAGGTGAGATGCGCGAAAAAACCGAATGGCATCGAGTGTGCATCTTCGGCAAGTTAGCTGAGATAGCAGGTGAATACCTGAAAAAAGGCTCACAAGTCTATATCGAAGGTTCTCTGCAAACCCGTAAATGGCAAGACCAAAGCGGTCAAGACCGATACACAACAGAAGTGGTCGTAAATATCGGCGGCTCTATGCAAATGCTAGGCGGTAACGACAATCAGGCAGGAAGCCAGCAGCCAGCGCGACAACCTCAGCAACAACAAGCGCCGCAGAATGATCCACCGATGGATTGGGATGACAATATCCCCTTCGCTCCTATCGGACTCCCCTACCCACGCCACGCTATTTATGTGATTTAACCAAAGGATATATTTGCAAGGATGCAAACAGGAGATAGATATGACAGATAAACTCAAAAAAGAAATAAGCAGCATTATGGATAGAGCGGCAATGGGCAATGCGACCGTCTGTATATTAAATCGCTTCGCCAGCACCGTTCAGATAGCATCATTTTTAATTAGCAAAGGGAAAGTGAAAGAAGCCACCGATTGGCTATATGGTGCTTTGGAGTGGGATTCTGAGGTTGATATTTTTAGCGACCTAAAAGATAGCGACGGTAATTCAGAGGATATTCAAACTTGGTTTGATAAGCAAATGGAAGGCGAAATTAGCTTTGCGGAAGCAATTGAGTTAATCCGCAAACATTACACAGAACTAGAAAAGCTACGGACAGCTTAATTTAACTCGCAGGGATGCAATGAATAAAAAAATGCCGCCACGGCGCGGACGGCAAGGGGACGTGCAGGAATGAAGCTTATAATTTATCTGTGTATGCAGTTTAAGAATAGTTAAGGCATGGAATTTAGCAAGGAAGACAGATAAAAAAAAGCCGACACAGGGAGGTCGGCGAGGACTACAAAAATAATTAGAAAGTTCAAATTAACTATAGGTCATAAATTAAAAACAATGATGAATTATTTTAATCATATCGATTAAATAGATGCAATAATAGGAATGAATATGAAGGTTGAACAATCTCAAGTGACTAAACTGGTGATAGCAGGCATAGAGCGTCACGACCCCATTCATGTTTACCTTGAAGATTACGGTGATAACAAAAATGGCAGAGTTACTATTAGCGAAAGTGGCGATTCATGGTCTTGTTTTTGGGGCTCTATGGGCAGCTCACTAGTTGAGTTTATTCATAGGATTAATAACCACTACTGGATAGGTAAGCTAGATTCTAATTTAAACTCTGAGATAGATGATGATAACGATGCAAATGCTGAATATGCTAAAAAGCAAGTTATCGAACTGCGCAAAGATGATGAAATAGACCAATACGAAGCAAGGGAGTATTGGGATTTAATTGAATCATCCGATGATGTTAAGAGTGATTGTTGCAATTGCTATATAGGAAGTAAGTTGCTTAGTTTGTTTGGCGATGATGCTTGGTATAACGATTGGCCTTCTATTCCCAACCCTAAATATCTAAGAATGGAATCGCGCTTAAATGCAGTTCGTGAGGCATTAAAACAAATAAGTGTGAATTAAGGAGGCATTTTGACAGTGGATTAGTCACATGGATGTGAGTATGATTCCTGCTTTAAATAAGGAGGGGTTATGAAGAGAAGTTGGTTGTTATACATAGCTTTGGGAGTTGCTATTTTTTTTGCTATAACTTACGCAATTTTCTTTTATTGGAATATTGATAACAATAATAAATGGAGTACATTTTTTAGTTTCACATCTACTTTTGGTATAGTAGCTACCATTGTTGTTTATTGGCTAGGTAAAGCAGATTTAGACAAAAAAGAAAAACGCTCAAATAAAATAAACTTAAAATCGATTAGCACTAGATTAAATCATCAAATTAAAATAAACACACATATAACGGAGCAATTGAAATCTCTATGTGAAAACATTATCAATAACGGAGAATATTTAGATATTAAATTCCATATAACAAATAATTTTTTACTTGTCGTGACAAGAGACAAAAGGCTTGATCTTATATGGAAGAATCCTTATGAACCATTTTCCATAATTGAAATATCACCTAAAGAATTAGAAGCCATATATAAAGATTTAACTATACTACCAAATAACAAACTCTTAATCGATTTGTTTAGTGAGTTTATAATTGACGCATATGACATACTATACGACTCAACGCTTCTTATTGAAAAAATAACAAGTGAATATAAAGTAGATAGTTTGTATAGCACAGTAATTAATTTAAATAATGCTTGTGATTCATTTTTAGAAAGGCAAGAAGAAATAAAAGATAACTTATCAAAACTCCCCCTGCACTAGCAGGGTTTTTTATATCTAAAATTCAGGAGGCACATTGAAAAAATATGATCTTATTTTAGCTGACCCACCTTGGCAATACAGCAATAAAGTTTCCAACGGTGCCGCCAATAACCATTACCAAACCACCAGCCTATTTGATTTAAAACACCTCCCCGTTCATACCATCGCCGCCGAAAACTCAGCCCTTGCCATGTGGTACACAGGCAATTTTGTACAAGAAGCATTTGAGTTAGCCAAAGCGTGGGGTTTTAAAGTTAAAACTATGCTCGGTTTCGTTTGGGTTAAATTAAATAAGTTGGCAATGGAAAGAATAACAAAGCAAATTCAAAACGGTGAGTTATTCGATGCCTACGATTACATGGATATTTTAAATAACGAAACGAAAATCAATGGCGGTAATTACACTCGAGCAAATACGGAAATATTCCTAATAGCTGTTCGTGGTAATGGCCTACCCCGTCAATCTGCAAGTGTTCGGCAAGTAATTTACTCATGCCTTGGTGATCATAGTGAAAAGCCAAAGGAAGTACATCACAGACTAGAAGAGCTATACGGAAACGTGCCACGCATCGAATTATTCGCTCGTGAGAAATTTGGTGATTGGGATGTATTCGGGGATCAGGTGGAAAGCAATATTCAATTTAATAACATATTGAAAATAGCATAGGTGAATTATGGACATTATTGACTCAGCAAACGAACTAGAGCAATTACACATTCAAGCCGCATTATCAAATCTCCAGCCAGTAATTAAATCAATAAATGGAATGTGCATCTGGTGCGAAGAAATGCCAGCAGCACCAAATAGCGCATATTGCAGTAAAGATTGCGGAGATGATTATGAGCAATATAAGCGGAAAAATGGATGATGTGATGCTTGAAAACGGACGCCGAAAGATAGCAAGGGAATGCCGTGACAAATTAAAGCAACTCAAAAAACTCAGCGATAAACAAAGTACAGCAATACTCAAAGATTACCTTCCAAAGTTTCAATTAACACTCAGCGAAAAACACAAGAAATTCCCACCGATTATGTGGTTGACTTGGTACGTCAACTCTATCGATAAGGAGATTAATAGTGGATGACAAATATTACACGGTAGAAGAATACTCAAAGCTACTGAACTTATCAAAAGGCACTATCTATAGAAAGCCATCGAAATACTACATGTTTAAAGTTGGTGGCTCATGGCGTGCAAACAAGGAAAGCCTGAAAAAGTTTGAACAGGCGCAGTTTAACGACAATAATGTCTATCGGCTGGCTGTAGTCGGTAGCGGGAGAAAAACATGCCGATCTACAAAAGAGGTAAGAAATACTGGGTTGACGTTACAGCACCAAGCGGAGAAAGAATTAGAAAACCTGCTGGCACGGAGGATAAAGTCAAAGCCCAAGAGTATCATGACAAGTTAAAACATGACCTATGGCAGATGGAGAAGCTAGATAAAACGCCAGATAGGTCATTTGAAGAAATGATGTTACTCACCTTAAAAGACGCTGAAGGGCAATCAACATACCAAACGAAACTTGCCTATGCGGATTACTTTCAGCAAATATTTAGAGGTAGAAAAATATCGACTATAACGAGCGATGAAATAGCCAACTCATTACCACTGTATAACCCAAAGACAAAGAGGAAACTATCCAACGCAACACAAAATAGATACCGCTCGTTTATTATGCGTGCTTTCTCTTTGGCTCACAAGATGGGATGGATATTAAAGTCATCGTACATCCCAAGAATGAAAGAGCCAACAGTTAGGGTTCGATGGTTAGAGAAGTGGGAGGCTGAACTTCTGCTTTCCAATATCAAAGTTAAGTGGATGAGGGATTTTGTTTCTATTGCTATTTTAACAGGCATGAGAAAAAGCGAAATATTATCACTTAAATGGAAGAGCGTAGACCTAGTTAGAAGAGTTGCTCATGTAACGGCTGATAATGCAAAGTCAGGGAGAGCTAGACCGGTTCCTCTAAATGAGGTGGCCATTGAAATTCTAAATGGAATTGAAAATGATGGTGACTATGTGTTTTCTAACGAAGGAAAGCGAAGGAGTAACTATTATCGTGAATGCTATTACCAAGCATTAGCTGATTCTGGCATAACTGATTTCACTTTTCACGACCTCAGACATACATGGGCAAGTTGGCACGCCCAAAGTGGAACTCCATTGATGGTACTTAAAGAAATGGGAGGATGGGAGACATTAGAAATGGTTCAGAAATATGCACACTTTAGCGGTCAACATTTAACCAAATATAGTGAGCATGTCACAATCTCGACACAGTCGAAGAATGAAGCCAGTCAAAAGCCACATCTAACACTTTTAACTGGCTGA